TATGAACAGAATTAAGCAATGGATTTTATACAGTGTTATGCACTGCGTATGCCAATTTAAAGGACACGAACCAGAAAAGCACCTAAAAGAACAGAGGTAAAGCCCAATTACACTATAACGCCTAGTGTAAAATGGCGTTTTAATGCATTTTAAACATTGTTAGAAACTTTTAATATCGGATTATGAAAAACGAAATATACATAGTAACAGCTTATAGGTGGGGAGACAGAGCTGCCCATTCATACAATCTTGGAGTATTCCAAAAGAAGCATAAAGCTCAAAAAGTAGCAGACAGCCATTGCGAATATAGAGGCGGTAAATATGCTTGTGTAGTAGATAAGTGTACTCCAAATCAATTTGATAATGATGCTGATGAATACACAAAAGAAATATATAGAGCTAAATCAGTTAGAGATTAATTGTTTCTAACGAATGGTAATATGATTAGTACGGATTTAAAAAACAGAATATTATGGATATGAAAATGCACGAAGCGGTCTTAGAGAGTGTTAGAGAAACCGAAAAAAGTATGAGGGTGTTAGTTAAGATACCAAGAGATGAAGAAGATAGAATTGTGGTTAATGCACTAATTAGAATTAGAAACTCTGATGTAAACGCCCGAAGGGATATGAAGCACTTTGATGATGTATTGAAGCACTACTTAACCGCTGACGAGTTTACCAAATATGTTATTGATAAGCACGAAATAGAGTATTAATTATATTACGTGTTAGGCATCTTTTTTAATTGTTTCTAACACCAAAATAAAAAGCGTTGTGTAGTGCAGCGGAACAATTAATTTTTATTGGCATAACGCCTGTTTTAATGGGCTAACGTGGTCTTAATTTTAAACACAAATAAACTAAACGAATATGACAACAGATACACTAGAAAACGGATATTACTGGGTAAGATTTAGGGGCGCCCCATTGATTGCTAGTCATGAAGATGGGGAATGGAAAATATTCGATATATTTCAATATCCTAATGAAGTATTTGAGATAATAGAAAAAATAAAAGAACCATGACAACAACAGAAAAGATACGTAGATTCTTTATATTAGTATTTGTAATTATAATTACAATATTTCTAGCTACAGCAATAAACGCTTTTATATTAGTTCTTCAAAATCAATAGGTACATCCGACGAAGCAACAAAAGTAAAAGGGATCTCATTCATCTTACCCTCTACCTGTCCAACGTTTGAGGATTCTATCACTATATCGAATATATCGAATATATCATTTAAGAATCCGCTAACTATAGGTACCTGCCTGGCAGCATCAAAGATACTATTTAATAACCTAGCTTCATTATATGGTATAGTGTTGTTTTCAGATGACAACATACCCCTACATGTTATTTGGTAGTCGCCATTGCCTACATACTCTTTAACTGTCCCGTTACGCCCTTGTATAGATGTTTTAATAATGTTTCTAGGCTTGTTAACCTCAAACACAACGGTATTAACAGTTAGCTCAGACGTTTCAATAACATCACCCTGCAGACTTGTGTATTTCAGCTTAGGAATAAACATCTGATCAATGATAGGCGTACCAAGATAAGATTTTTCTGTTAGTGCATCTTCTGTTACAGCAGGTGGCAAGAATGACTTAGCTACTACACCTTTAATAACTTGTACTGCAGCACCTGTTATAAAAAATGGTGCTTGGTTGGCATTTACGTCTGGTAGCTTTGGGGCTTTAAATATTTGTACTGGCATGTCACAAAGTTAGTTATAATTACGCTTACCTACAACCATCTTAGCCTCACGGCCTCCACGTTGGTATAACAGGAACTCACGCTGGAAGTATTGAATTATCATATAGTCATCTGTGTCATTTAGATGAGCATACTTCTCATAAGTTACACCAGTATTAGGATCCTTAGCCTTTTCTTTTAGCTTTGTCCCGTCACTAGCTTCTTTAGTATAGAGGTAATCCGTTATAGTATTCTTGCATTTATCAGATATAAAAAATAAGTTTCCGCCTAGTATCTTTTCATTGATAAAGTTACCACGCATAGCAACAGGAGGGTTTCTAGTTGGCAACCTCAATGATGGGTTGTACTCCCGTAAATTATTAGTTATTATAGTAAAAAAGTTTTGCCCTTTCTCTAGTTTGGTATCTGCTTTTAATGATGTCCTATCACCATAAACATATAACCCGGATTTATTTACTGGGTATCTACGCTTAAATTCTGTTAACGTATGGTTTAACGTATTGAGTGGATTTGTTAAACAAATTTCATCTATCTTGCAAACAGTATTACCTTCTGCTTGGTAAATTGATAACGACAAATAAGGGTTTACATTCTCATCAAAAGAAATATGTAACGGTAAATCTGAATTATAATAAATATCACTTCTAACATGTACGGAAGGGTTGAAAGCCTTATAAAACTCACCTCCTTTAGTTAATCTACCCCATTCACCTAGAGCATATATTTTATAAAAATTGTAGTCGCTTTTCTTATCCGCTTCAAAATCGGCAATGGTTTGTATGTCGTAAAAACCTTTATTTAGTTTATCATCCGGAAAACCTACCACCCAATAATTATTTAAGTATGTTGAACGAATGATTAACGTATTCGGAGGTATTGTTTCTAGTTCTCCTTGTGGGTTTTTAATCTCTTGTTCGTCGTTGCTCCACTTTTCGCATACCTGAGTATAAACATCTTTAGTTATCCCGTTATCAATTGTTACGGGTAAATCTATTCTTGTTTGTTGGTCGAATACATCTGTCTTTATCCAGTGCATCTCATCAATAGGATTAAAATCACTTATAACCTGTTGACCTTTCTGCCCTCTTAACCTTTTACGTATTTGTTTAAAGTCGTGGCTATCGAATGCTGAAATCTCATTATTATAAACACGCTTGTATTGTGAGATACCTTTAATCTTCTCTGGGTCGTCCATACCAGCAAAATCTATAACGGCACCATTAGCACATCGTATTTGCTTTGGTGACTTTAGAACTCTGAATATTTCATTTAATCCCCAATCGGCAATAACAGTTTTAAAATCCTTGTATACTGTTTTTTCTATTGATGAGTCAGTTTTACGAAATACTATTGTATCGGTTTTTTCTTTGAGTGTAGAAAAGAGTATAGCTTGTACTGCTGAATAAGTTTTTGCGGATGAAGAACCACCATATAACCAAATGTACCTATATTCTGGTTTGCCCATTGCATCGATGAGATGCCAAAAGTTAGGATTAAATAGTTCGGGGTTAAAATTAACCTTTGTTGTTGTCTCCAAATCCCACGTCGAATGTATTTACCTTGATTGTTTGGTCTACTTCTTGACGGTCTACCCACCCCATATTTTTGAGTGCAAATATGTCTATTGTTTGACCATTTCCTTCGTAAGAGTTCTCTACTGCTAGCTTTGCTCTTTTAACTACGTAAGAAAAGTCTTGTTTTTTACCATAATCAAATAAGCTTTGCCTGGACTCAAAACCCATGAATAGTGCTAGTCCGGTTATGGTTATTTTTTCACTATGTTCTATTGACAATTTAATATATTCTTTGGCTTTAGCTTCAAACTGGTCTGGTGTTTCAAATACAGGTGGTCGTCCTGTGTCTGTTATACCTAGAGCGTATTTATTTCCGAAAGGTGCCGCCATATTTTTAAACAGTTATAATATTAACGGGTACTTTTATCACTTCTGAAACTTCTAGTGCTTCGTCTGTTGATATAAAGTCTCGTGCATTAGTTATAGGGCTAAACATTGAAAGTATTTGTTTTCTTTTATCAAGTGTGGACCCGTTAAAGTATAGTGTTGGGTCTGCTGTTGATTGTAGATGTATAGCCATTTTGTAAAGGTAGTGAAAATTAATTGATATTAAGCCATTGAGTATAAACCTCGGTTGCTATGTTTGCAGTCATTACAGGCGGAACGCTCATTCCTATTAAGTATTGATTTTTTAATCCTTTGAAATCGTAATCCATAGGATAAGAACCGCCTTTCCTTAGTTCATTATTATTTATCAACCTTTTTATATCGTAGTGCCAAGCTCCGTGATTTGGGTCTGCGCATATTGTCGGTAGTGATTTATTTGGGTCTGATTTATTGTCTCCAAAAAAATGACCTTTCGGATGTTTTGTACTAAAACTTTGTCCGTATTCTACCAAATCCCAGTATTTACTTACTTCTGTATGGATTCTTGTTTCTTTATCTTCATTGTCTGCTATTTCCTTAAATGGTATTTCTTTTTCATTAAAATTCAATTTAAGTTTAGGTACTTGCGTAAACATATCTTTTTGATATAAAAAAGGTTCTGCAAGGTCTTTGCGTAAACAAACAAAAAACACTCTTTCACGTCTTTGAGGTACACCCATTTTTGAAGCATCTAAAAGCCAATGTTGGCAGTAATACCCTGCTTTGTCAAATTCTTCATAAATCTTTCTTACGTAGTCAATAGCATTACCTAATAATAACCCTTTTACATTTTCAGCAACTACAATCTTGGGCTGTAGTTCTTTTGCGAGGTCAATGAAGTCAAAAAACAAAGTATCTAAAGTTTGTTCTGCTTGACCTTCCCGAAACTTCTTTTCTTTTCCCCAGTCTTTTTCTCTATTACCAGCCATACTAAAAGATGAGCAAGGTGGTGAACCGTCTAAAATATCAAGGTTGTATAATTCTTTTGGTAAGTCCTTTCTAAGTTTAAATGTTTGTATTGGTTCTAAATAAGCATATTTAGGATTATGATTTACCTTGTATGCTGCAATCATTTTAGGGTCTATTTCATTGCATCCTAAAACATCAAATCCAGCTAATTTATAACCCATAGTAGAACCACCACCACAAGCAAAGCAACTAAATACAGTACCTTTATCTTTTGTGAACTTTACATCTTTTAATGTCCATTCATATGGGAATCTATGTTTGTTCATATCTTACAGTTTTCTTCAAAGTCTTGTTTGGTGAATTTTTTCATACCTAGTTATTTAATCGGTTTTTATCTTATTACGTTAGCACCATTATTGTCTTTTAGAAATGTATCAATAACCGCTTTTTCATTTCTTAACCAAATGTCATAAAATTCTTCAAAGTCCTCATAATCTTCAGACCACTCAATTTTACTTATCTTTCCATCACTCAAGTTTTTACAAGCCATTCTCCAATCACCTCCTTTATCAAATGCTTTTTCCATATCTTCTTTAAAAAATAATCCTATATTATTTAGTTCTTGTAATAAAAGATCATAATCCTTTTCAGGGTTAATTATTCTTTTATTAAGTGTGTCTACTAATCTTTGCATCATTTCATCCATAATATTATTTATTAAAAAAATCGGGCACATTTGCACCACTTCCTATTGATGTCCATTCATATTATATGCTCTCGAGAAACCTATGTTTTCCTTTATACGTCTTAAAATTATTCAAGGCAAGTCGTATAAATTATGGACACCCATCAAACTAGCTAGGCTGGACTGGTTTTTTAATTGGTTTCTGCCTTTTATGTTTTTTTATTTAAGTGCTATCATTTGTTCACTAAAAATATAGATAAGAGCAGGTAAAAGTATTCCAAAGAACACTGCTATCCAGTTTTTGCGCCAATCGAATTTTGATCCTTTACGTTGCCAATAATGTATAGAGTAGTAGTATAGGTTTATTACTATTTCTATTGCTGCACCTATCATTGCTAATTTTGGTTTACCTATCCATACGAATCCGAATATAGCTACGGAAAGTATGCCACAAAACATTACTGCTTGGGTATTTTTTAGCCATCCTTCAAGCTTACTGAATGAGTTGAAAGTATACCATGCGTGAGGTAGTTGACTAATTATTGAGGCTATAGTTAAGCCCAGGAAAAGGTAGTATTTCATAATGTTTTAAGTTGTTTAAGTGTTGTTTTCATTCCTATTAGGAATATCTGAGTATCGGTTACGTTATATATTTCTATAGAATCACCATCTAGTTTTTTATATTCTACATTTAGGTCTTTTGCAACTTCATGTTTAGTGTTATTGTTTTCATGGTTTTTGTTTTAGTTTGTTTATTTTACACATGTCGCCACTAAATGACATATACAAATATCCCTCAGAGTTTGGTATAATATCTAATTGCCTCCTCATAAACTCACTATCGTCAAGCATGAGTACATAACTTTCCCAGTTTAATTGGGCAAGTTTTTCTTTTTGTCTGATATTAATATCTAAAGTATCGGTAAAGTCATATGTATAAGGCATAATATTTAAGTTGTTTGCAGTTTAAAATTCAAACCCATTTTCATGCCTATCATTACTAGGTCTGAGTTTGTCGCTTCTAATATTGTTATGTACTGAAAGTCGTTTTCTGACTTTATTGTAACGTGTGTTATACCTGTGTCTTTTATAGCCTCTATAAATAGGCTGTAGTACTCATTTGTAATTACTAGTTCTTTTTTCATATCTATCTATTAGTTTTAAAGCCCGTTGAAGTTATCGCGGGGCTTTTCTGGGTTTGGTAATGTCTATTTTATGTGGTTAATTACTTTGGTTAATAGGTCGTAAATGTCGGTGTACATTTTTCTATTTTTAGCCGATTTAAAAGTGTATTTTGTTTTTATCACCTCCAAATCGTTTTTTAAATCCTGTACTTTTTCGGCATCGCCTTTGTTTAATTCGGCTTGAAAAGCTTTTTCTTTTTCTTCTTCTTCTGCTTTCTTTTCTGCAATTAATTTATCCTTTTCCGCTTGCTCTGATTTGGCTTTATCTTCCAGTTTTTTGATTTCTGCTGCGTGTCGTGCTTCTTCTTTTACTTTTTCTTCCTTCGCTTTCTTATCCTTTTCTGCTTGTATTTTAGCCGTCTTTTCTGCTTCTAATCTTAGCTTTTCATTTTCTGCCGCAATACGTTTTTTTTCTTCAGCTTCGGCTTTTTCTTTTGCAATTCGCTCTTCTTCATCTTTCTTTTCGGCGGCAATCTTTTCTAAATATTCCGTT